CATCACCGTCACGGCTCCCGCAAAGGGCGCTACCAACATCTACAAATACAAGGCGGCTGTTGCGGCTCCCACGCTGCTGTACGGCGATGACCCCTCATCCTGGACTACCTTTACTTCCGGGGCTGTGATTACCCCGCTCACGACTGGTCAGCACATCGCTGTTGTCGAGTGCAACGCCGCCGGGGACTTCGTGCTGGGCTATGGCGAAGTCGTGATTGACGCTACCCCGTAAGGAGATTAAATGACGGACAATGAAAAACTTGTGCGGGCGAAAGCCATACTTGGGTTAACGAGTAACACCAACGACACTCTGATAGGGGGATACATAACTGACGCAGGGTATTTAATCCTGTCCATCACAGGACAGTCAACCGTTCCCGCTGTCTTAGAGGGCGCACAGGTTGACATTGCCGTCAGTATGTATTCCAAACGCGGCGCAGAGGGCGAGGGTTCACATAGTGAGGGCGGGGTTAGTGTAACCTACGAATCACTAAGCCCGATGCTCCAAGCACTACTAAGGTCACAAACCTTGGCAAGGGTGGTGGACATGAATGCGAGTCCTTAAAAGGCGCGAGTCTGTCATCAAACACCTTGCGCCTACTAAAACCACTGGTTCTATGGGGAGTGTCATTTCTTCATGGAGTGGCACTCCCACTTCTTTGACGGGCGTTGTCCAGCCGCTTTCATCCAGTCATTTCCGGGCAGAGTACGGCGAACGCGCCGACAGGATGAAGTTAATCATCCTACCCAACGGAACATTCAATGCGGGTGACGGTATCTGGATAGGAAGCGAATCCACATCCTTACCGCCGTGGCTCATTGTGTCCGTTGCGGCATGGCTTGATTTAACCTCTTTGACCATCGAAAAGAGGGCGTAATGGGAATAACTATCAAAGGCCTGAAAGGGTTGAGGACAAAACTGAACAATCTTGGCGGCGATTCATTGGCGGCAATAGAAAAGGCCGTCAAGCAAACCGTTCAAGCCGCGGACGGAGACGCCAAAGCAATGAGGCCGTATTCATCAATAGCCATACAAACCGAAACAAAAAGAACAGCCACAGGAGTTGAGGGTCGGGTTTTCTCGAATACGCCCTATGCGGCCTATGTTGAATTTGGCACGGGGCCAAAAGGACAGGCCGACCATTCCGGCATCTCGCCGAATGTCGGTGTTTCATACACACAGCATCCGTGGGTGTACCCAACCGAGGATGGAGAGTTCAGGCGTACATCAGGCCAACCCGCTAAACCATTCCTGTATCCCGCCGCAAAGCAGAACGAGGATTTGTTTCCAGAAAACATAAGGCATGAGATTGTGCGTGCTTTGCGTGCAATCGCCGGGAGGGGATGATATGGACAGTTTAAGCCCGGAAGTCTACACGGCACTATCTGCCACTGGCTATACCATCCATTACGCATACCCTCAAGGCGCTGTGACATTTCCGTGTGTGTCCTTCTACGAGGCATCAAACAAAGAATACTCACAGGCGGGCGGGGCTGAATTCCTTACCGAATGCGAGTATGCCATCGACATTTGGGGATACACCCCGGAAACCAATGCAACGATGGGGAACGCCATTGATGTCAAGATGGCGGCCCTTGGGTTGAGTAGGCAATTTTCACATGACCTGTACGAAACGGAAACGCGGATTCACCACAAAACAATGCGGTATCGGGGAATCATCCATATCGCACAGCAAAAAGTATATCAATAAGGAGATTTATAAATGGCAAAGACTAAGGCACTTGGCACTACGATTACATTCAACGCCAAGGCGATTGGCGGGCTTTCATCCATCGGCGAGGTTGCGGTTACCTCCGATGAGATTGATGTTACTACCCTGGATTCCGCAGACGGCTATAAAGAGATTCTACAGGGCATTAAAGACGGCGGCGAGGTTTCCCTGTCGGGGCATTATGTCACCGGGGATGTCGGCCAGGTCGAACTTCGTACGGGTTTCGGTTCAGGTGACATTGACGAAGCCGTGATTACCTTCCCCGACAACACCACCGTTACTTTTGACGCTTTTGTGAAGGGGTTCTCCATCGGCGCGGCAGAGGTCAACGGGGCTGTTGGCTACGGCGCGACACTCAGGATTACTGGCGCTCCCGTAGTCGCGTAAGGGGGCAATATGGCTAAACTAAAGGCAATGGGTACTACCCTGTCTTACCTCCCGGCTTATAACTCCGGTGACGCTGTCAAGCTGATTGGTGCGCTATCCTCGATTGGAGAAATCGCGCTTACATCAGAGGAAGCGGATGTTACTGCGTTGGACAGCCCGGGCGGTTACAGGGAAGTCATCCAAACCATAAAGGATTCTGGCGAAATTCCCTTGACAGGGTTTCATGACTCATCGAATGCCGGCCAGACGCAGATACGAACTTTACACACTTCGGGGGCGTTGGGGTATTTCTGGATTACATTCCCCGATAGTACCGTTGTGGCGTTCACGGCGTTTGTCAAGGGTCACAGTGTAGGCGCAGCCGAGGTAGGCGGCGCGGTTGGGTTCGGTGCTGTCCTGAGGATTTCGGGCATCGTCCAAATCATCTCGCCCAAACTTGCGGTGGCACAGACCAAGGCAGACGGGCAGACCGCTACTGTGGATTCAACGGCTACTGCGCTCACGGGTACGCCATCCTATCAGTGGTACAGCAACGATGAGAACAACTACGCCACTCCCTCAATCGTTGTCGGTGCTACAAGCGCAACCTATACCACGGGCGCATTAGGCACTGGGACATACTATTACTTCTGCGTGATTACTGTCACGGGTTGGAAACCAATCAATAGCCAAATCCATGTCATTACTGTAACGGCGTAATAAGACCCCGCCCCTAAAAAGGCGGGGCAACTTTTTGGAGGGATATGAAATTAGAGATTGGCGATACGCTTTACGAAATTGAGTTTACTGTCAACGCCGTTTGTGACTTGGAAGAACTAACCAAGAAAAGCATAGGCGATGTTTTAAGACTCCCTGAGTTATCTGGAATTAGGGCGTTGCTTTGGTGCGGATTGATTGAACAAAACCCCTCCATGACCTTCAAGCAAGCCGGGAAACTGCTTGATGCTTATTTAACCGAAAACGGCTATGAGGCGGGCAAGGAAAGATTGAATATGGCTTTAGCGGAGGCCATATCACAGGCGGGTTTTCTTCAGGCGCAAGGGACGAAAAGCCCGAAGTAAAACCTTTGCGCGAGACATATACAGGGCTTATCGAGAACGCATTCAAGGCAGGAATAGAGAATGCGTTTTCTTTTTGGCACATGACACCACGCGAGATAGACGGGCGGTTAAAGGCATGGTCTGTCAACGTTCAACGGCATCGCGAGGATATGGACGATTTGGCCTGGATGGTAGGGCATTACGCGGCCTGGGGCTATCACAATCCAAAACAGTATCCGAAGAAACCCAATTTAATCAGCAAGGCACTGGCAATCCCAGATGAAGATGATGAGCCAATGCCAGAGGAAAACATGAAAGCCGTTTTGACGGGCTTTGCCGAGATTCACAATGCCGTAGAGGGGGGAAAGTAATTGGCGGTCACCTTAGAAGAACTCCAGGTTAAATTTACTGCCGAGATGGGCGGGCTTAATTCCCAACTCAACGGAATAAAGCAACAGTTAGGCGGGGTTGAGGGCGCATCCCAAAAGACGGCATCCAAATTAGGCGCAATGGCGAAAGCCGGGATTGCGTTCGCGGGTGTCATGGTTGGGCGGGCGTTGGTCAATGTAGGGCAAGAGGCCTTGCTAATGGCTAATGATGTGACGGAGAGTGAATCCCTGTTTGCTGTTTCAATGGGCGACATGGCTGATAGCACAAGGGAATGGAGCAAGCAACTGTCAAGCTCTTTGGGTGTGAGCGAGTACGCCGCAAGAAAAAATGTCGGTGTACTTAACACGATGTTCAAAAGCATGGGGCTTGGAAAAGAATCAGCCGCTGACATGTCAATGAACATGGTGGAACTGGCAAACGACATGGCGAGTTTCTATAACTTGCCTGTCGAGGATGCATTTCAGAAACTTCAAGCTGGCATCACGGGCGAAGCCGAACCCTTGAAAAGACTAGGCATCCTGATTGATGAGGCTACTATTCAATCGTATGCTTTGCGCAAAGGCATCATCAAGCAAGGCCAGACGATGACGGCCCAGCAAAAGGTTGCGGCAAGGTATGGCGCAATCATCGAGCAGACCGGAGATGCACAGGGCGACCTTGCCCGCACGATGGACAGCCCCACCAACCAACTCAGACGGTTGAACACCGAAATGGACAACGCCAAGATTGCGTTAGGACAGGCGTTGCAGCCCGCTTTGATTGCGGTACTTCCCGTGCTTACCGGGTTTGCACAGGGCGTTGCCGGGGTCATTCAATCCTTGTCGGGCATGAACAAAGAGGGCCGCGATTCATTCAGCGGCGTTGCGTTATCGCTTGATGAAGCGCGGGTGATTGTCGGGAAAAGCGTGGACAGGTCAACCATTGAACTTGTCGATAAAATCGAGAAGCTTGATGAAGCGGTTGACAAGGCTTTGGACGATTACGAATCTGCTGAAACGCTTGTCAAAAAAGTCGCAATGCAGATTGAACTTGACCCACCGACCACTACAGGCGAACAGCGCATAACAGACGAACTTAACAGACTAAAAGGCTTAGTCCCGGTTGAAATTGATACAACTCCCATCACCACAAAGCTTGATGTGATTACCGAGGATGGCACTGTCACCGAAAAAGAAGAGAAGTCAATGGAAAAACTTCTCAACTCATGGTCTGCCAAAACCATCAAGGAAATCAAGATTGACGAAAAGAACAAACTCAAAGAGATTGATGCTTTACTAAAAGCGGGAGAGATTACCGAACTCAAAGCCGGGGAAATGAAGTTAGCCGTAACAACGGCGGCAGAGGCGGCAATCGGTGAAGTCACGGCTACTGTTACCGCCGTCAAAGCCGAGGTTGGCGCGGGTGGTGATTCCCTGACAGCGGTATCCTTTTCCCCTGAGCAAGCTGTTAGGTTGGGCGAGGCTATCAGCAAAGCGGCAAACGCGCAGGAGATTGCGGTATCTGCCGAGGTTGACAGGGTTGAGGCAACCTGGGCCGGGGAAGGCGAAATAGGGGATACGGTTTCCGGCATCTATACGGACATTGAAACCGCGTTCAATACAAAGAATGCGGAACTAAAAGCAATAGCCGAAAAGATGTTAAGCGGTGTCGCCACGGATCAGATGTGGAAAGACGCAATCCGTCTGAAGGAAGAACTCAGGCAGATAACCGCTTTCATGTTTGAGGATAACGGAAAACTTGGCGCTATTTTCAGCGGTGAAACCAATCTTTCAGAGTCCGGACTTGGGAACATGTTCGAGGCGTACAACGAATATATCACCGAGGAATCCACAAAAACAAAGGAACTGCTTAACACGAAAATAGGCGACATTATGAGTCTGCCGGCCGATGTGTTTGAAAAAGAGTTCCCCGGCAAGACCCCGGCTGATATTATTGCTGAACTGAGAACAAACGCAGAGGCTGAATTATCAGCAGACAAAACAGCCGCGCTTACCGCAATGGCAGCAGACCTGATTCCTTCCATTGTCGCCGCTGTGTCAAGCGGTGAAATGTCGCTGTCAGAATTAATCGGCCTGTTCAATCTGTTTACTCAATCCCTTCAAGGAATTGATTTATCGGCTCTGCCTGAAGAAGCAAAAACCGCCGTCTCGGATATGCTGAATGCCTTTAATTCTCCAGAAACGCAGGAACTGCTTGGCCCTGACAACTTTATTCAAGCAATGGTTGATGGGTGGATTGAGAAGTTGGGGATAGGCGCAAGCGAAGCCACCACCAAAGGCGAGGAATCCGGCCAGAACTACGCTGACGGCATTACTTCAAAGGACGAAGAAGTAAGCCTTGCGGCGCTTGGTTTAGCGGGTTCAGCCACGGATGGGTTAAAGACAGACACTACATCAAGCGGCGAGAACTTCGGGCAAGGTTTTGTCAACGGCATAAAGAGCAAGGTTGATGACGCAAAACGATCCGCCGAAGAACTGGCAAATGCGGCATGGAACC